GTACGATATTTATAAAATAGATGATTGCTTTTTAAAACGATAACGTTGATTATTTAGTAAAACTATGTCAAGGGCAGAAGCTGGAGCGTCCCTTGACATGGTTTTTGTTCCTGGATAAAAAGACATACCCTCCCCCTTAGGGGGTTAAGGTTTACAAAACTTAACCCCCTTGATTAAATGGGTTTTTAGAGTGTCTGACTTTAGTCATGTGACTGTAGGTGAAAGAAAACAAAAATAAAATAGGGCCAAAGGCTTTAGTCTTGGTCCTATTTTTGAGTAAAAAAAGGCGTGCAACGCACGCATGAAGTCTAAAAAATGAGCCGACCACGTTCTTGTAATACGTGGTCTGTAAATACAAGGTCAAATCGACCTAAAGCCTTGTAAATACTAACAAAACTTGCATTTTGATTTTTTCGCGAAATGGCACTTCCGTGAAAATTTTTCGCACGTTACCAAATTAGCAAAAAAAAGTACCAACCCCATAGCCTAAATTATTTTCTATTTCAAATTTTACTCCTTTCTTCAAAAATGCGATAATTATTGTTGACATTATCGCATATGCGATATATAATCAAGATGTGAATTTATAAAAGTACTCCGTACAGTACTTAATTTATTATTATATCATATTCCTTTTTTATCTCCAAATANAAAAAAGTCGAAACACTCCATCTCCTCGGAGTGTCGGTAATGGTGGCGCATTTACCCTGATGATGATAGCCGGAAAGGAATAATAATATGGAAGAAAAAGTAATTATTTTAAGCGCAGACGCATGGAGATTTACAGATGAAAAAACTGGTGAACTAAAAACAGGTTGTTCTTGCTTTTATGTTTCTACACAGGACTTAACTAAGCCTAAGTTTAACAGTGATACTTCATTTGGGTATAAGCCTCTCAAAGCATCAATGCCAGAAGATTTTATTTCAAAAATCAAACAAGCTGGAGGAGTTCCTCTTAAGGCAACAGCTAAATATATTATGCGTGTTTCTAACGGACAACAAGTTTTAAAGGTTGATGAGTTTATCATCTAGGTGATTTTATGGAAGAAGTTCAGATAACTAACATTTTGTTAATTATGATAATTTCATATTTTATCGAAAAGAAATTGGCGGTGGTAATTAAATTATGATGCTGGATGAATATTTGTTACTTATTCCAATTTGTGTAACTTTTTGGTTGGTGTTGGATGTAACTACCTACGTATTAAAAAAAGTAGTACATATTTTTAGAGATATTAGTAAATAAGCATTTCGCTTATTAATAGATTTTAGGAGGTTTTTCTATGAGAAAGTTGAAAAGATTAATTAACAAAGGCAAAGCTAAAAAGTTAGCTCTATGCACAGCAGTTTCTACAGTCGCTATGGCTGTTCCTGCATTAGCTGCAGATGGAGACACAACAGCAACGTTAACCGAAGCATTATCTACCGGACTTAATACAGCGGTAACAGATTTTGTATCTATGGTTATTGCTATTTTGCCTATCGGCTTAACAGTGTTTACTGCAACTTTTGCTGTGAAAAAGGGTATGAAGTTCTTTAAAAACATTTCTAACAACTAATATACCCTATCAAGGCAGTCTAGCGACTGCCTTTTTTTGTAAAGAAAGGAGATAAAATGTAATGTCAAAACATATAATAAAACGTTTTTTATGTATTTTTTTAGTAATAATTATTGTATTTACTTCTGCTGCTTCAAAAAAATACGAAGTTAAAGCTGTAGCTATAACTACTGGTGTTGTTGTTGNTGGTAGTACTCTTTTCAGTTTGCTATGTACTGGTTTGATTGTATCTGGTGTTTATGAGGTTGCAACAGATGATTCTTATTTAGAAGTTGATGAAGCAATGCAGGCTGAAATAGTTGCCCAGCAGGAACAAGAGATGAGGGATTTTATTAAAGCTAATTATTTAGCAAATTATGACGCTTCTAATCCTACTGAATTTCAACAAATATGTATTGCTGCAGTTTTTGGAACTGATGGAACTTCTGCACTTCAAGATTTTTCTGAAAAGAACGATTTAAGAAGTCAGTTACGAATTTATAATGGTGGTAAGAATAATAAATTTGANCCTTTAGGTAACAAATACGCTTCAATAGCTGTTTCCGGTCATTTTATGAACAGAATACAAGAAATTTTAAGAACTAATGCATCAAGTGAAGATGTTGAAAATAAAAATAATACTCTTGGTTTGCCTGATTTCGATCATTTATCTGATATGGAAAATTATATAATATATGGACCTAGTGATGCACCAAGGTTATCTTTTTTTAATGGTGATGTTTGGGTTGGTTCTAATGTTACAGATACTTATGGTTTACATGGTTCATCAAGTGGTCAACATTCCGTTTATATTTATAGGGATTACAAAGGTTATTCTTTGAATGGTAATAGACAAGGTGAGCATTTAGAATTTACAATTAATAATAAACAAACTTTGTTTTATTGGAACATGGATATTTTTGATGAAAATGGTATTTTAGTTTATCCTGCAAATCCTTTTAAAAATAATTCAGGAAATATTAATAAGCCTGCTGGAATAAATGTTGGAGATTCTTATACTGCTCTTCCTCCTGCATCAGATTCTTCAGTTAATTGGAATGATAATGATAAATTACTTTTTAATAATGATTCAGCTACAAATATTTTAGATGAAATAAATACTTTAGAAATTATAGAGCCTACCGACAATCCAGAACTCAAACCTACTATCCCAGAAAGAACTAAACAAGCTGCTGTTAACAATACTCAAAATAATGTTAATAATGATTTGAATCTAGATGAGAATTATAATTTTAATACAAACCCTTTTCCAGATTCAGAAGCTGCTCCAGTTATTCCTGATCATTCATTAGATGATATGGTATCGGATGGTTTATCTGATAAATTTCCTTTTTGTATTCCATTTGATTTAATTCATGCTGTCGAATATTTAGTTGCAACACCAGCACCGCCTAAATGGATATTTCCTTTTAAGGTTGAAAGAATTGGGATTGATGAAGAAATTGTTCTTGATTTCTCTAAATTTGATGGTGTAGCTGCTGCATGCAGGCTACTTGAAACATTTGGTTTTTTAGTTTTCTTGATAATGAAAACTCGTAATCTTATTAAAGGCTAGGTGATAATATGATAGAAACGATTATGAACTTTNTTAATAAAAACCTTGGAGCAATACTTTTTTTTCTTCCATCTTCTCCTTTCACTTTTTTTATAGATGCTATGGAAAAAGCTGAATGGTTATCTTTTCTAAATTGGCTTGTTCCTTTTTCAACTTTCATAGTAATCGGTGAAACATGGTTGGCGGCTGTTGGTATCTATTATTTGTGGCAAGTCGTTCTTCGCTGGATTAAGGCGGTGGAATAATATGATAGATTTCTATTCTGGTACTCCTGGGAGTGGTAAATCGCTTCATGTTGCTGAAAAAATCTATTGGAAAATTAGAAATGGTGGTTGTGTTGTTTGTAATTTTGCCATTAATACCGATATTTTCAAAGTTTTTGACAAAAAGAAAAAATTAAAAAAAGACTATATGCGTGGTACTTGTATTCAAATTGAGAACATAAATTTAGATCCTATCTTCTTAATGAATTATTCAAGAGCCTTTTTTAAAAGGAATAAAAAGAATCAAATAATAGAAGGTCAAGCTTTACTTGTTATTGATGAATGTCAACTGATGTTTAATAGTCGTTCCTGGAATAGTTATGGTAGAAGTGAATGGGTTCGTTTTTTTACGCAGCATAGAAAATTCGGCTATAATGTTATTCTTGTTTCTCAATTTGACCGCCTTGTTGACCGTCAAATTCGTTCGCTTATAGAAAATGAGTATGTGCATAGAAAAATGAACAATTATAAACTATATGGAAAAATAATGGGCTTGCTTTTTGGTGGTTCTGCATTTGTAGCCATTAAATATTGGTACCCAATGCGAACTAAAAAGGATGGTAAGTTAGGCGTTGAATATTTCGGTGCTAGAAAACGATACATTGAGTTTTATAATTCATATAAAATATTTTAGAAAATATGGGGTGCGCGTTTGTAGCGCGGGGTCCCTATGTTTTCTAAAATATNNTATATAATTTTAATATTAATGTTTGGAGGCATGTATATGATAGATAAAAGAAAAGATTGTTTGATGTTCCAGGAGCAGCTCGATCATGACTTCTGGTTCGATAAAAAAGAGAAGAAATTCTTACATAACATAGATACTTTTTATTACTCGGTTAAGCTGATGCAAGACTTCAGCTCTTCATCTGATGATAAAAATGTCCATGCACTTCGAGATTTCATAAAAAATAACACCCTCGAAGTTGGTCAATTCTGCCCTTTGGTAGTCAAAGGCTGTGAGGATGTACAGTTAAACATATTACCCTTTCATTTTGGCGGCTTTTATAACTTCTGTATAGAATGTCCCGAGATGTTCGATATTTTTATAGCTTCATCTGTACCCAACAATGAAAGTGGGGAGAGTGTAACCTCTGAAATAATAGTGCAGCTACGTTCATATATACTTTGGCAGATGGGAGTGACCAAAGCCTTTGAGTACTCGTATCGAGTGCTTACTGCATTTCTCGAATCGTTTCATTTAGACATCATGGAAGTTAAGGAGAACCGAGCTGATTACTGCTGGCACTCTAATTACATTCAAAACCCCGAAACATTTTTTAGAATAGACAAGTTCTCTAAAATGCAAGTGTCTCGTTTTAGGCGTATACATTATGAGTACCAGTTTACTCTCAATGATGAATATGAAAATGATTATATTTGCCTGGGAAAAAGAAGTGACAAGTGTTTTGTACGTATATACTTAAAGTCAAAGGAAGTAGTTGAGAAAGGCTATAAACCTTGGTTCTTTAAAGAATGGCTATTCAACGGACTTATTTCTCGTTTTGACATGTACGTATATGAGAAGTGCTTCGTAAAAAAGAAATGGAAATACGTTGATACTGCACGTTTGGAATTTTACCTGGAGTATGGTTCAAACGAAAATATTAAAAGTGAATGTGCTGCCATTGTTAATGGCGAGTTAGAAAAGAGTNANGAGTATATACATGCACTCGCTGATCAGTTGACACCTCGATTAACTCTTATTACTAATGTTGAGTACCAAACGACAAGACGCATGTCAAAATCATTTTGCCTTATACCTCTAAAAGATAATGCTTCTAAGTATGGAGTTGCTTCTAGAATATATGACTATTTGGATAATCATACATTAATAACGGAGTACTTAACCCATTCAACGCTCCGATTGGTCGAGCGTTCCTTAGGCTCTAACAAAAGTAGGGATGACTATTGCCCATTTTGGAAAGCACTTAGAAGCACTAAATATGTAGACGTTTCCAAGTCTCCAAAAAACTTAAAGCTAGTAAGAGATTATACTAGAAAATTGAACAAGGAGATAGTTAAAAAGCGTTTTACTAGTGCTTGTATAACATATGGTCTTTACGTGAAAGGTGTCAACTCCGACCATCCTCTGACGGACTGCGCGGATGCACTCATGCGCTTGAACGACAATGACGTTTTCGATATGAAGCGTTATAAAGACAAAAAACTAAAGCTCTTAAATAATGAGCTGCTCTCCAACGCTCTCGGAGGAGATAGCATGATACATAATCTTACTTTGATAAATAACTCTACCGGTGAAGCTTATGGAAGTTAGAA